AATTTCAACCAGTCTGTAGTAGACGCTAATGGTAAGATTGTTCCTACATGGGGAGATGTTCTCAACAGAGCTAACTTAGGAATGGAAGTAATGCACGAGCGTAACGCTCATAACTTCCCACTTGATCTAGCAAGTGCAGAGTCAACAACAGTTGCTCTAACTGCTCCTTCAATTGGTTAATAAATACGATTGAGACCTTTCGTGCGTCTCTACAATCGGAACTACTCAAGACCTCTTTACAGAGGTCTTTTTTTATGTCATAATAAATAATTAAGGAAATATTAAGAAAATGACATTAGAGTACTACAAAAAACAATTAAAGGAGACAGCAGAAAAACTGTCACAAAAAGGAAAAGGTATTCTTGCTGTTGATGAATCTACAAAAACAATTGGTAAAAGATTATCTGATATCAACGTAGAGAACACAGAAGAGAATCGTCAAGCTTATCGTGGAATGTTATTCACCACACCAGAATTGGGAAACTATATTAGTGGTGCAATTTTATACGAAGAAACTCTTTATCAAAATCATGTTGATGGAGATAGTATGGTTGATAAACTTGCAAAACAAGGAATCATTCCAGGCATCAAGGTAGATCAAGGATTGAAACCATTGTCTGGCGCCCTAGAACACGAGACATATTGTTCTGGATTGGATGGATTAGTTGAAAGAGCATCTGATTATTATGTTCAAGGTGCAAGGTTTGCCAAATGGAGAGCAGTTCTACAGATTACATCTGATGGCCCATCTGATCTTGCAATAAAAGAAAACGCATGGGGTCTTGCACGTTATGCCCGTTCTGTACAAGAAGCTGGATTAGTTCCTATCATTGAACCAGAAATACTCATGGACGGAAATCATAGTATTGAGACTACATCAAAGATTCAAGAACGTGTTATTACAGAAGTTTATACTGCATGTAAATTGAATGGTGTATATTTGGAAGGAACTCTTTTAAAACCATCTATGACAGTATCTGGAAGTAATGTGCCAGAGGATGATGCAAAGAAAGTTGCACAGATGACAGTATCAACTTTACTTAGATGTGTTCCAACCACTGTGCCTGGCATTGTATTCTTATCAGGTGGATTAAGTGAAGACCAAGCATCAACTTATTTGAATGAGATGCAGTTCATGGGATTAACAGAAGTGCCTTGGAATTTATCATTCTCATTTGGTCGTGCATTACAACACTCATGTCTAAGAGCATGGGGTGGTGTTGATGATAAGGCTGGACATGCTGCATTAATTGAACGTGCAAAAGCAAACTCTGATGCATCTAAAGGACTCTATGTATCAAGTGGATCTGATGAGTCATTATTCGTATCTGATTACAAATATTGACAACCACATAAGTTTGTGATACTTTGAGAGGACATAAATCCTCTCATTTTTTTTATGAAAATTTTTCTAGACACAGCAGATGTTGATTTAATAGGACAGTATTATGGTACTGGATTGATTGATGGTGTCACAACAAATCCAACTCTGATAAAGAAGAGTGGTCAAGATCCAGAGGAAGTCTATAGACAGATTGCACTTCTTGGTGTTGATGATATTAGCATGGAGATCGTGACAGATGATTCATATGAGTTTCTCAAAGAGGGTCGTAGACTCAAAGAGAAATTTGGTGAAATCACAACAATCAAAGTTCCTTGCACACCAGAAGGCCTGAAGGGTTGTAAACTCCTCTCAAAGGAAGGAATCAGAGTAAACGTGACATTGATCTTTAGTGCTGCCCAAGCGGTCTTGGCGTCGAAGGCAGGCGCTGCCTACGTCTCGCCTTTCGTGGGTAGGGTTGACGATAACTCATTCAATGGATTATATTTAATCAAAGAGATTGCAGACATCTATGAAAAACAGTCGAGACTATATAATTTTGTTGATACTGAAATTCTATCTGCATCTATTAGAGATGTTGGAAGTGTCAGTAAATCTTTTGAGAATGGTGCAGGCATTGTTACCATGCCACCATCAGTGTTTGAAAAGATGTACAATCATGTTCTAACAGATAAAGGTTTAGATCTTTTCCAAAAAGATTGGGATGCAGTAAACGTACTTAAAATTTAAATGGAAAAAATTCATGAAGCCGTCCTATATTCAAAAGATAATTGTCAATGGTGTGACAGAGTAAAACAATTAATGAACGCATGTAAATTTCCTTTCGTTGAATACAAATACGAAAAGGATTTTACAAAACAAGAGTTTTACGCTGAGTTTGGTGAGGGTGCAACTTTCCCTCAAGTTCAGATTGACAATAAACACATAGGTGGATGTAAGGATACTTTACATTATTTACAGGAACAAGGGATTATTTAATGGAAGACATTTACACAATCGTAGATAAAGCAATTGACGTTGCATTTGAAGAACAAAAGTTTCATTTGAAGTTCTATGATTTTATGAAGTCCTGTAAAACAACAGGAGTCGGAGCAAAAGAATTTATTGGAAGTTCAACCGCAAAAGAATTGACTGACTTTATTGATGACTTGAGTGAGTACATCAAGGGCGGGAAAGATGGTGAACATCAAATTCTAAGAGAAGCTTATGGTCATCTTGGAAAACCAAATGCAAGAAAGATTAGAGATTACTTTAATCTAATATTGGAAGACGCTAAAAAATATGAAAAGGAAAGAAGAAGAGGGAGACGTAAAACTAAAACTAAATAAATGAAGTATAAGAGGTAACGTGTTAACACTCGCTCTAACTCTAGGCACTTTAATATCAGTGCTTTTTCTCTGTGTTGGTGGTATAATAGGATGGTTATACAAACAACATCAACAAAGAACAGACATCTCCGAAATGCATCCTGAGATGTATGATCTAAAAGGAAACGTCATCCCAGATGAAATTATTGCTTTTAGATTTGAAAATGTAAACTTTGATAGTGAAATTGACGACGAATTATGACTATTACACATCCCACATTGGGAGAAGCTAGATTACCAAGAAATCCTCTTTTGAGTGAAGTATTGGCATTAGTATCAAAACAAAAAACAAAGGCGAAGAAGATTAAAATTCTTAAAGAGAATGAATCTTTACATCTTAAATCTGTTTTGATTTGGAATTTTGATGAGTCTGTGAAGTCCATGCTTCCAGATGGTGATGTTCCTTTCAATAAGAATGAAGCGCCTGCTGGAACCGAACATTTGCATCTTGCTTATGAATGGAAAAAGTTGTATAATTTTGTGAGAGGTGGGAATGATTCACTTCGACCTATGAAAAGAGAACAACTTTTTATGCAACTTCTAGAAGGTCTTCATCCAGATGAAGCAGAAATTATTTGCTTGGTGAAAGACAAAAATTTAAATAAAAAATATAAGTTGACTCGTGCCGTAGTTGAAGAGGCATTCCCCGATATACAATGGGGTAATCGAAGTTAGTATGACAAAAACAAAAACCAGAGACGAGGTGATGGCGGAAGCTTACTGGACACCAAAAGAAAAAGAAGACTTGGGTAGCAAGTATTCAACAACTTTAGTCAAAGAGAATTGTAATCAGGAGGAGATGAAAGATAAGTCTCTGCCTTCTGATGCATACATCGTGACTTATAAAATTGGTGATGCAGTTCGTAATGATCTTGTTAGATCTCATAGTAAGGTCAACATATTCGATATGTATTACGATAAATTTGGAGCGGGTTCTATCGTAAATATTGAATATGGGCCTGGAACTGTAAGTCCAAAACTATGGGGTTTGCCAACACCTAATAAACCTAAGAAAAGAGTAAGGAGGAATTCATGAGTGGAGATGTAGGATTACATGAGGAGCCCATTCTTTTTTATAGTCAAGAAATGACTATGGCAAAGTTGATTGTTTTAAAACATAAAGGGGTGAAATATAGTCTTTATAGTAAAGCCATGAAAAAAATACAGGAGAGTGATGGAAGACAATCTTAGAGATCAAATTAATGACATTATTGAAGGGGAGATTCAACTTGGAATCAACGAATTTTTGGAAGAGAAACAAAGAAAAGAAAGTGATCAAGGATTGGGTTTTGTCACTTCAGAAGAAGCAAAGAAACTCAAAGTCAAAGTCTTCAAAGACGAAGTTGACAAAATCATGAAACAATATAAGAAGATAAAGAAGAAAGAAAAATCAAATATATCTCAAGTTAAAAAATTAGGACTAGTCGATAAACATGGGAGGCCACTCTAATGAATAGAGATAAGTTAAAGGTTATGATTAAGGACTTGAAAAATGTTGTAAATGCGTTAGAATGTGAAATATACTCCGATGAGGAGGCATATAAATTAAATTTAGACTATGATGAAATAGTCAATCACATTACGGATTATGATGAGGTCTTTGAGGATGATGACGGATAACAGTGAAGATCCACGTTACTCAGAAGAAAAGTTGTATTTAAGAGCTTCTTGTTTTAGAGCTCTTGTACATCATTTAGAAGAACATTCAAGAAATGTATTTGAGTTTGCCACCATATGGTGTGAGAAACATGATACTATAAATGGTATCGAACAGGGATTTCAAGATTATCTAAGATCCTATGCAGAAAAAGCTTATGGAAAAAGTTAAATTAGTATCAGTTACACCTGATGCAGAGAAAACCATGGCGTATATCGCCAGAGTATCTAATCCAAATAATCAAGATAATGATAAGTTTGCTGGATTGTTGAAGTATTGTATTCAACATCAGCATTGGTCTGTCTTTGAACAATCTTCAATGACACTTGAGATCGAAACCACTCGTGCGATTGCAGCTCAGATACTGAGACATCGTTCCTTTACATATCAAGAGTTCTCTCAAAGATATGCACAGAGTAATGAACTAGGGCAGATAGAACTACCAGATCTAAGAAGACAAGATGCAAAAAATCGTCAGAACTCTACTGATGATCTTGATCCATTTGTAAAACAAAAGTTAGAAGCACAGATGATAACTTTGTTTAGTTCTGCTCAAGCACTGTATAATCAGATGATTGATGAGGGTGTTGCAAAGGAATGTGCTAGAATGGTGCTGCCACTATGCACACCTACAAAGATATACATGACAGGTTCTTGCCGTTCTTGGATACATTATATTAATCTAAGATCTGCACATGGTACACAAAAAGAACACATGAAAATTGCAGAGGAATGTCGTTCAGTATTCACTAAACAGTTCCCTGTTGTATCTGAAGCTCTTGAGTGGATCTAAATAATATTACAAAACGTAAAACTTATGCCAACATACCCTGTTATTAACAAAGAAACTGGTGAGAAAAAAGAATTATCCATGAGCATGATTAAGTATGACGAGTGGAGAAAAGAAAATCCTAACTGGGATAAAGATTGGAATGCTGGAGTTGCTGGCCTCGGAGAGGTTGGTGAATGGAAGGACAAACTAATCACAAAAAATCCTGGCTGGAACGATGTCTTACATAAAGCATCTAAGTCTCCTGGCTCTAGAGTTGAGAAGATTAACAAGTAATGGCAAGAAAAAAAGATTCTCCTATTGGCGTAGGAATGACCGCTAAACAGATGAAGAGAAAAAGACCTATTAATGCCGATCTTTTAAACAAGATTGGGCCTATTACAGACAATCAAAAAGTCCTCTTTGACAACTACAAAGAGGGTAAGAATATTTTTGCCTACGGTGCTGCTGGAACAGGTAAAACTTTTGCTGCGTTGTATCTTGCATTGAAAGATGTTCTTGATCAAAACACACCTTACAATCAACTTTATATTGTAAGATCTCTTGTCTCAACAAGAGAGATTGGTTTCTTACCTGGCGACCATGAGGACAAGTCCTTCTTATATCAGATACCATATAAAAATATGGTGAAGTATATGTTTCAAATGCCTACTGATGCAGACTTTGAAATGTTGTATGGTAATTTAAAACAGCAAGATACTATTAAGTTCTGGAGCACATCATTTATTCGTGGTACAACCATTGACCAAGCAATTGTGTTAGTGGATGAGTCACAAAACTTGAATTTTCATGAATTAGATAGTATAATAACAAGAGTAGGAGAGGATGCTAAAATTATTTTCTGTGGTGATGCAAGTCAAACAGACTTACAAAAAACCAACGAGAAGAATGGCATTCTTGACTTCATGAAGATAATCGAACAAATGCCTGAGGACTTTGCAATGATCGAATTTGGTATCAATGACATCGTACGTTCTGGTCTTGTGAGAGAATATCTTCTCCGCAAAATGGCTATGGGTATGTAATGTTTATTGTTGAAAATCACTTAGGTGATTTAGAATTAGAGAAAAAAGAGATCGACGGACTTCGCCTATATAAGTTACCTAACAATGATTGGGTTCCTTCTATCACCTCTGTGACAAGTTTCTATAATCGAGAGGTGTTTCGTAAATGGAGAGAAAGAGTCGGCAATGAAGAAGCAGATCGTGTCACAAAAGAGGCAACTCGCCGTGGTACAGACTTTCATGAGGCTGCACAAGCCTATCTTGAAAATAAAGAGTTAGTTTGGGATGACTATCAACCACTAACTCAGTTCATGTTTCACAGTGCGAAGTCTAGTCTTGATAAGATTGGAAAGATTCACGCAATAGAACGCACACTTTATTCTGAATACCTTGGTCTGGCAGGAAGAGTCGATTGTATCGCCGAATATGAGGGCGAACTCGCTGTCATTGATTTTAAGACCTCGAAAAAAATAAAACCAGAAAAATGGATTGAACAATATTTTGTTCAAGAGGTTGCATATGCCTGTATGTATTATGAACTGACTGGAATTCCTATCCAAAAACTTATCACAATCATGGTCACACCAAATGGTGAGATCAAAGTTTATGATAAAAGAAACAAAGGAGACTACATTAAATTACTTGTGAAATATGTTAAAAACTTTATCGAAAACAGAATGGTGGTTAATGGGTGACATCAACAAAGCACTTAAAGAAAAGTTTCTCTGTTCAGCACAGTTTGCACAGGACATAGAGGCTATTGTCAAAGATGACAATCTAGGTTATATTGATGCTATCGTACATTATTGTGAAGAAAATGCCATTGACGTTGAATCCGTTCCAAAACTCATTTCAAAACCACTTAAGGAAAAGTTGAAATGGGAAGCAACAGAACTCAACTTTCTAAAACGTACCTCAAGAGCAAAAC